TAGGCCACGGTTTTGGAGTATGCTCAGCAGTGAAGTAGGACCTTATGGTATGCTGCTGGGATAGAACTTTTTGATGAAATTCTCAAGAGAGACATTCCCCCCCTGAACGCTTTATGCTATGGGGCTGTTTCGAAACCGTGAATTGACACGGGAAGGTGAAACCCTTCGTCATAGTGAAGATTTCTGTTCAAGTCAACCTGTTAGGCCCCGCGAGGGAAGCCGTGGGTCCCCTTGTTCAGAAATTTGATCGAACTGCTATGATCCTTAATCTACTCCTCTCTAAGAATGGTAACTTGGAGTTGAAACACGCCGAGGCTGGCTTCCCTATTCAGACCGTGGGGACCCATCTGACGCCTGTAATATAACCTTGGGAGGGTTATTTAACCTATAGCTCAAAGCCGCCCGGATCGAGCAATCCTTGACAATAGGGCTAGAGCAGTCTGACATCCGTCCCCGAATGACTTCTAGGGTCGTGCGGATGTAAAACGATAAGTTGCAGAAAACAGAATAGCAAGAGGTGAAGCGTTCCTTAAATCGCTTGAAGCAAAAGCTGGTCTTACTGATGACGGTAAGGACTGGCTGATCGCTGCATTGGATCCCATGCACGATACTCGTTTGGATCACAACACTGGGTGGCCAGATTTAGAATCTGCCGCTTCTGTTGTGCGCTGTGTCAAACAATCAGTTACTGTAGCTAGTAACCAGGCACCAGGGCAAAACTGGGACTGTCATATAGTCCAGTGGCCTTGGCTTGATGCCTTAAACTTCAAAACATGGTCCCGGCCAGTCAGCAATCGTGTCTTGAACACGCCTGTGGGAGTCTTCAATCAAGGAGGCCTACAGATATATGGCACTACAGCCGGAGTTGCACTTAATCCAATTTTTGGGGGAATAACCCAATTAGCACTTGATCCGTCCTATTCACAAGGGCCGGGTCGGGTGGTTGGTTTGGGGTTTGAGGTTATTAATACTACTGCTGAGTTAAATCAGCAAGGTTTAGTTACAGTTTATAGGCAGAATCAACCGCATATGACGCCTACTTGTATGATTACAGAGACTTTTGCGGGCACCGTTGATCTTGAGTTTACTGCTCAGACCTTCCGTGCCCCTCCATTCGACACACCTACCGCACTATTGATACCAGGCTCCCGCCAATGGAAGGCTAAGGAGGGCTGCTATGTCGTGCAGACTTTTGTGGGCCAAGACAACCCACCCAAAGTAGTAGATTTTACCGCCCCTGTCGTCCTCGCTAACGACGACGTCACGGGCGGCGCCGGGACTAACACTGGAATATGTTATGCTCCTGCCACTGGCTTGATCACAGCGACGATACCTGCGATCAATATAGCCACGAAGATTTATCCCATCCATATGGGAGGAGCAATTTTTTCCGGTCTCAGTCCTACGTCTACTTTGACCATCAACTACAATATTTACTACGAAACTTTCCCTACACCATCAGAACCAGGTGTCTTGGTGCTTGCAAAACCATCGTGTCCCTACGATCCGGTAGCACTAGAAATCTTCAGCCGGGCTATGTCCAAAATGCCGGTTGGAGTGCCATCCGCTGACAACGCGAGCGGTGATTGGTTTAATACGATCATCGCTTTTATAAAAGAGGCTGCTCCATTTTTAGCAGCTCCGTTGGCAGCAATTAATCCGTTGTTTGGCCCTTTGGCCGCCGGAGTTGGAATGGGTGCGGGTGCGTACCTTTCCAACCAGACTACATACGGTAAGCCAAAGAATAAGGCTAAGAAACAGATGAAGGCTCCAGCACTGCCGCCTCGTGATGAGGCATACTGGCGACAGCAATTTCTCAGAGAACAAAGAGAGGAAGCGCGTGCCAAGGCAAATGTTAAGCGTGAACGACGCAATGCAGGGAACAAGAGAGGATAATGCCGTAACCAGCGCGGCGTAGAAAGCGGGGTAGTTAGGGCGTGTGAAAGAGCATTCTACCTAATCAAAAATGTGCCATTATGCTCACGGAGTGGGCGCGGTGGCTTTATCTCCTGGCTTCGGCCGGGATTACTATATTATTTTAACTGAGTGACTTGTCTCATACTCAAGCAGCCTGAATGGGCTTTATACACGACCCCGAATAGATCATGACAGTACACCATGGAGAATCATAAACTTCACAATGCCCGTCGCGCTTTCCAACTTGCTCGTCTGCATTTTGGAACTATAATGCGCGCACATACTATGCAGTACTTAAAATTTGAGGACCAGATTAGATCTTCTTTGATCTTGTTTGGTGCTCCAGTCTACGAGGAGTGGTTTAAAAGCCTAGGTTTTCCATGCGTTCTTGCATTGGCATATTCTGAATGTGATGGGACTCCACTCAATTTCTTTTTAAAAACTTTACAGCATGGCGCTTTTACATATTTAGCACCTAATCCAGCAATAAGCCATGCTACCAACAACATGCTTGCGATGTCACTCATGGGATCTCAAATCCCGTGGCCAGAAGGCAGGATCGATCCTGGTCTGCTGAAGAGCCAGATGAGTGCCATCGGTGGGTTCTTCTTTTCTATGATGACTGGAAATACACCATTGAATGCATATATTTCTATTTTTCAAGGAGCTGGCGTTTTTCTCGCCTTTAAGTTTCTTGAAAATGTGCTTAAGATGTTCCGTCATCTTGAGGCCAACCCTGGTATGCATGTTGCTGCTTCATTCCTAAAACCAATCCTTCTTCTTGTTATTGGTCTACTAGCTCTGTTACGTTTGAGCATTGGTAGTTATAAAACTTTTACACCTGACAGGACTACTCGTCCCGTTAACCCACGACCTGTTGCACCAGGTCCAGGAGCGATGGTTGCTCCCGGTGCACCAGTACGGAATCCTGTTGACATGTATCCTGACCTCTATCCTCCTGCCGCTCAGGAGGAAGTTCAGAAGCTGTTGGAACAACATGCAGAACTTTTAGAAGAGGCGAGATTCCCTCGGCAGATTCTTTGTAAGTGTGGTTTTACTTTTCAAGTTTGTCAGTGTGTAAATGCTGCGGGTGCTCCTCTTGTTAATGAGAGGGTGACTACAGAGTTCCACAAGGTGGTGAAAGAAGAACGTGCAATGGTCCGGCGACTTAGGGTCTTGCGCGGAGACTTCGATCGGAAGGGCAGTCTTAATGTAGGAGATGAGATCATAGTCCGGAGTGCTGCGAATTCAGCAGTCCGAGCTCTCTCTTATGTTTTTGACATAGACCAACCCTTCGAAGTTGTTCACCATTTTTATGGGGCTGACACGCGGCCACACACTGATCAACATATTCCTGTCAGTAATACGAGGTTTTATGTTTTCAGGAAGAAGGCGCCAAGGCTGATTATTAATCTTTTCGGCCGGTCTTGGCGTTATTATTTACCAGATAGTCTCAATTATATAGAGAATTATCCACACAGAGACTTGGTAATAGCTGAAGAGCATTTCCGCTTGTTGCGAAGAGGAACCTTTGAGGATTTTGAGAAGACCATGAGGGCGCAGTTGGAGAATACAGTTTCAATACCTATCAACGACCCTCAAATAAGAATACATGGAATAAATCCTCTTAAAGATGCGTATTTGCTCAACCTTGGTATCAACGATCTGTTGGTACCCTACCCCAAGGATTTTTAGCACACCCTGCCGTTAGATTGTATCTTTATGGCTATAGAGTGGAGGACTGGAGTAAAGAGATGTTGCTGAAAGCAACAAAACTTGAAGTACGACCTGATTCGTTTTTCAAGGTGATGGGTGGACGCACACGGGTTGTCGAGACTCCTGTGTCCACCTCTCTCCCTGTTTACTTATTAGGTTCAGTCGAAGCTCGACCAGATCATAAAGACAATCTTTCGATTCTTGTGGGTGGGGTAAAGAGGTTGTTTGCAAAAACTCCTTTTGTTAGTTACAAGCTGATGAGGAAGATACTCCGCTTCCAAAGAAGATATATATTTTCGGAGTTTAAGCCTATGGAGGCATTGGATGAGTTTAATACGAATGATTGGATAACACAGATCAACCATCCAGAGAAGAGAAAAGAACAGTTAAGAGAAGCATATCGAAGTCTCCTCAGTGAGGGACCGTGGGCTCGCCCTGGTTATGATGACGATGAACCTAGCCGCTGCAATAGTTTTATCAAGGATGAGTCTTATCCCGAAGAGAAAGCATTGCGGTGGATTAATTCGTCATCAGACAAGATTAAGGTACTTTTTGGTCCTCTTGCGGATCGTTGCATGCATATATTGGTTGGGCATGATGATTTTATTAAGACTGTCCCTGTCGCGGAACGTGCGAAAGCTATCTTCGACATGGGCGGTTTTGATGCTATTGTCCAATCAACTGATGCAACGTCTATGGAAGACCACTATGCCAGATATCCTGTCGACAGGACAGTCCATTCTCCCATACACCAAATTGCCAACCAGCTCATGTTGCATATGATGGGCTCAATTTCGGTTGACATTACTCAGAAGGAACTTCTTTCTTTCATATTCTATAAAACCACTCCTGCTGTTGCAGGACGAGATGCTTTGTGGGATTCTATCTCAAGCGCCACTCAACTTGGTTCCTTTCTTCGCAACGTCATTAATGGCTATCGCATTTTGAAGATGCGTAATTTTGGCCACCTCCTCATTAATTCGATTCTCTGTTCAGGAGAGATGGATACATCTTTCAGGAATGGTGTTTCTATGAGGACTATGGTCAAGTATGCTACTTATGACGCGGCATTGAAGAAAGGTTATAAATATCACGAGCTTTCGGAAGCCGTGTATTCGACCAAGTCTAAACACGAGGGCGACGATTCCATTGCTTTGCATCCACCTGGTATGGCTCCTGATGAGTCTTGGTGGGAACAGCATGGATGGTTAATTAAGGTAGAATTTCGAGGTAAACTAAATGAAGCATCTTTTTGTGGTTTAGTTTTTGATGAAATTTCTCTTCAGTCTGTTCCAGACATCCGATCTTGCTTGTCTAAATTCGGTTGGACGAACCGCAAGTACGTGCATTCTTCTGAACGCACATTAATGGGGCTTTTACGTTCCAAAGCTTTGAGCATGTCCTGCGAATACCATGATGTCCCGATTCTCGGCGCAGTAGCTGAGAGGTTGTTATACTTAACGCGAAGTTACAACATAAAGGCTAGCATCATAGATTCAATGGATATGTTCCAAAGAACGAAGCTCCAGGGTTACTTGCGAAGTAGTCGCTGGAAGGACCCGGTCCAGGTGTCTTTAGGCACCAGGAATGTGGTTGCCCGACTACAGCAGATTCCTGTTTCGGTGCAGCTTGCTTGCGAGCGCCACATTTCAACTATTGGGCTGGGCTCTTTTAGTTTGCCTTGGTTGGACTTTAGTCCTCCAGCCATACGAAATTGGGCAAACAAGATTTCATGTCGAAAGACTCTTCCCTATTATCCAAACCTCTTAGGGCGTAGAATGGTGTGTGACCACTTGGTTTCAAAATTTCAGAATGATTGTCCCGATAATCCAAGATTACACAGAATGATTCGTCAATTACACCATTTAAAATGTGTTTGTTAACACTCCAAAACTTCAAAAACAAAATACAAAAATCTAGATATTTTTCCTTATTCTTTTGTTTTTCGTTTATCGTTTTTCTTTTATCTTTAGCGTTTAGATCCTAGTTGTTTCTACTATACTTTACTAGGGTAGGCTCCTTCTCGACACATCCACCTCTTTCGCTGCGGCGTCGAGGAATTGTGG